TGGTAATTATTTTATTTTATCTTTTATTAGCTTTACCTCAGTCAGCTAAAATATATCCTGTTTTGCCCCCTACCTTATTAGCTTGTCAGCTAAAAGATCTTCTTTTGGTTAATTGACACAGATCATCTCCAAGAAATCATTCAGAGTCTTCTCTATATCAATTATATCTTGCTTAAAACTTGTTGAAAATATTTTATCAGAAAGTTTCACTGGAGGCGTCAGTATTTTCCTTACAGAAAGCAGAGTATTTCTCCTAACTGTAAAACCATTGTCAGTTTCTTTAGGAGTGGTACCTTCTTCAGCCATCAGCATTGCTCTGTCCAATTGGCTGTATGTGCTTGCTTGGCGAACAATAAGCCTGCAGTTAGATGTGCTCTCAATCCACAAATCATCATCTATTCTTGGATCCACAAACAGGTTCTCTGATACAGCCTGATAAAGTAACATAGAAACCATATCACCGGTTAGTCTCTCCTTTTTAGTGAAAGCAAACCCTTCTGACTTCATTAATTCCATAGTGTAAGAGAACTTAATGCACTCCCTTAGTAGTTTGGGTGATTGTAATAATGCACTCCTGTCAAACCCTATATACTGCATGATCAAGTAATTTTCTATACTAGGTAGTTCCAAAGTTTTCTTTATTGCATAACTACTGAAAGTTTTATTATTTGTGTTAAGCTTTATGTTATAAAAGAAAGGCCCATCATCATCTGATGAGTCTGATGAAGTCTCATTACTGCCATTTGAGCTTTGGGCGTAATCTGCCTCTAGGTCATCTTGAAGCTCTTCACCATCCCAAAATAGTACTGCTCCCCTTGTGTTTTCTACATTAAAATTTTTAATCTCCCAATCCCATTCAATTTCGCCCATATTTTCCCTTTTCTGTATTAAGGCATCTCCACTTTCTAGGCTGAAATTGCTAAGATCAAACCCATACCTAGTCGGCCCTATATCTGACTCAGCAATCTGGAAACTGTCAGGTATTGTGTCAGAATACCCCAAGCTCCTTAATTCATCCCCATCAAACATGGAGTTGCTATCACTATTCTTGTGTAAAGTTTCCAGGTTTTCAAAGTTCTCAAGGCCTAAATTAGCAGGTTCGAACCTTAGATGCCCTAGGTCAAATCCATATACAGGTATATTTTCTGAATTTTCAGATTCCTTAAGTTCCTTATCCTCCAAAACACTTTCCTTTGGACCCATTGACATCCCAAAGTCATCAGTATCAAACTTTAATCCTCCAAGGTCAAATCCGTACACGGGTGCAACCTCCTTTTGTTCAAAACCCCCAAACTCATCGCTAGCAATCATACCTTCCCCTGGGTCCATAAGCAGGCCTTCATCAAAAAATTGATGATCCCCTTCACTATTTTGGGAAGCACTCTCACAAGATGCGTTAAAGCTAAAGCCGCTCATGTCAAAGCCAAATTGTTTAGGGCTTCCTAAAATAGCCTTAGCTGTACAATTTTCTAGTGAGGATCCACTTTCATCCAAGAAGCGTATCCCACTTAGATCAAACCCATATGATTTAGGTTTATCCTCAAATATTTTAATTTCTTCCTCCTTTAATGCCAAATATTTCTTTGCAACACTAAAGTCTATATCAGGCTTTCTCATATTTATCATGTCAAGTATGCTGACAGACTCAGGTGGCTTTAGTACAGAAGCATCAAAATCGGCTAAGTTGCACGTTGAGTGACCGTTGAGGTACCAATAAAGGACCCCATTATCAATAAGAGATTGCAAGCTTATACCTCTTATATAGCCTTTTATAGATTTTACCACACTATGCTGCCCACAGCTCATTATTGATAACCTAAACAGTAGCATTTTGTATGAATAGATGGAAGCACCTTTATAATCTATTGAAATATCATGCTCATGGCCTTTTTTAGGCAACAACCCCACAACGGATGGCACTCTTTGCTGAATTATTGCAAATGAAGGTTCACCTGCTATTTCATTTACATACCTTATGTTCACACCTGTTTTAACAAAACCTGGACCTTTCAATCCTGAAACCATGTCTATTTCATATATAAGCCCATTTTCCATCGCCTGTATATGATTCTCAGCTGTCTTCTTACGGAGTAGCATTTGCCCCACACTATAAGCATAACCAATTTTAGTCAGCTGTCTACAGTCTGTGACAGCATAGGTCTTTGAATCTGAAACACCTATAAAAAAATTCTCATCTTGGTACCTGATAAATACGCCGTCTTCAAAGGAAATACCACATTGTAAAAAACAATCTAGGTGCTCTTTCCTCTTGTCTAAGAATTTATATCTATAGAAGAGTATTGAATTGACCATGTCTGTTAAATCAGACCTGTCACCACATATAATATACCTGAAAAATGCAAACATCCTTTTGTGCAAGAAATCTCTGGTATCAGAGTGATCTATTGGGGTGTTTTTTAAGATCTCTAAAAGCTCACCCTTTTCCAGCTTTAAGCTAGTTATTACTTCCTTGAATTCATCAACACTCCAGCCTTCTTTAACACAAAGTAAGAAATATAATTGTGTAACATTCTCTATCACAATATTAGAATAATTTGTATGCATGCCATAGGACCTTTCAAACATATCAACACCGCTTATAGGGTTTTTCACAGAGACAGTCTCGCTGTGTATGAAAGAATACCTATTTCTTGGGTCAATACCATGGGACAGCCAGCTTTCCATATAGACCATGCAGCTCTTATCTGATGCACTTGAGTAACCTATACCATATTTACTCTGGGTTGTCTGAGATTTTAGTACAGAGTACAACTTTATCAAGTCTGCACCAAACATCCTTATCCTGCTCACACCTGAGATATCTTCTATCGCCTTTATGTCACTTAACAACATTGAAGGGTTTTTTAGTGTCCTACAATCCATTTTCATTCTTTCTTCAGAGATCATATACTGAATCACACTTTCAACACTATTACATATTTTAATATGCTTTATTGGCTTGGGCAGGTGCATTGCTTGTGCTGAATGTGGTAGAAAGGACGTCTTAATTAATTCACAACCATCTAGCAATTCATACATGAGAATTGGGTTTGCATTATAACACGATAAATGTTCTTGTAAACCATGGAAATTCTTACCATCTAATCTACTTATCACATCCCAATAGTAATCTTTTATTCTCAATGGCTTATCCAACCATGGTGTTGCAATACATGCATTTGATACGAAGTATGAGAGCCTTAATAAAAGGCTTGGCCGTGACACCATGGCATAAGCTTTAGAGAATGAATTGTTGTAGTACAGGTTGTGTATCCATGGTAATAACAGCGCTGGGTGGTTTGGTTTCATAACCTTATATTCTGGGTAGCTTTCATAGAAATCTTCAACATCTTCTCTAGTCATTTGAAGTTTCTCCCTGATTGCTTTTATAGATCCACCTGTTTTCTTATATATGTATTGGGGTACAAATGTTAGTGGGACATCTAATATGCTAATCGGGTCTATCTCAACATATTTAGATGCTAATTCTACTAGACCTGATAATATTTCTTTTGATTTATTGCAGTGTCTAGCTAACCTTATGTTATTTACATCACAGTATGAGTTAATATAGAGTATTGGCAAGCAATCCGGCAAGCCAAATAAACTGATTGGTGTATTAAAAGGATCAAGGCTAGGTGGTATTTCATTCCTCATACCCTCAGCCAAACCATAAGCCCTATACATGCTTATACAATGTAATCTTTGCTGTATATAAGCGCTTTTAATTGGAACCCCAAGTCTGATAGATTCACCTGCCCTTGAACAAACTGTCATAATGTCTCGCTGGTAGCCTTCTGAACCTATATTTAAACCCGTTTCTTTTGTTTTCTTTATATTAGGGTAAACCATTTGGCCATTGAATGAAAAAAGAGAGATAAACTCCATGACATGCCTTTGTATGTTTGTCTTCTTTGAACTATCTGTTATACCAACTAACCTTTGCATTAGTTTGTGATACCTTCTGAATTCTATCAGTACTCTTTGCTCTCTGGCCCTTATAACTAGTAAGTAATCATCAGAATGACCCAGCTGTCTGACCATTATCTGATCAAGAGAGCCTTTATGTATTTTCCATAATAATATTGCCATCCTGGTGGCTGCACATGATTTTACAGAAGATGTATAATTAAACATTCCTTGTAAGAAATTCTGTGTACTGTGGATACCGTTTTTCGCCCTCAAATACTCATTTTTCTCTGTTATGTAGGAAGTACCCATGACAAGTTCCATAGGGAACCTTATTGTTTTATTTGCCCAAGATGAAAAAACTGAGTTACAGAAATCTGTTAGGCTTTCACCCAGGCAGCCCCTCATTCCTTCATTAAAGTTTAAGAAGGAACTCATTGTCTCACTAGCAGACCACTTTGTACAATCTCCATTTACAAAGTATTGCTCAAACCCTCTATCTGGTGACCATTTAATGGAATAATCAGAAACCTCAGATATGAACTTTAATTTAGAATCCCCAGGGCATGATATCATCTCCTCTGACATTTCCTTTGCAACTGTCTTATAGGCATTTTCGACAACCCTTAACATACATTTGGCTCCTAAGTTTATGACATAGAATTCTCTCTTTGCTCCATATTGAGCTTTTATGCAAACATCAGCTACTGCCCTGCTATCATTATCCACTATATTCCAGTTTGCAACATCTAGCACAGTTTTTGTTGAACTATACCTGCAGAGGAAATCTTGTATACAGTCTACTACTTTCATCCTACCACTTAGTTTTTCTGGAAGAACTATGCTTCCCGGTGCAACTTTACCAATCCTATGCAAAACTGGTTCATATTCTGAGACAGTAAGACCTTGGCTTTCTAACATTCTTCGCATTTCAGCCAGATCTTCTTTTTTTCTCCTTTTCCGTGTTTCAACTGTCTCTAATATTTTGTATTCCGGTATACATGCCTTTGTAGATGTTAGTGAAGAAACAGGCTCCATCTGTGTTTCTCTTACTAAACTTGAAGACAATTTCTGACTTGAGACATCCTTTGAAAGCATTTCACCTACATGGTAGCATGCACTAGCCCAACAACCCATCGGTTTTATCTTTTTATTTTGAATCTTAAGTAGCCAGTCTTTTAATCCCCCTAAGTCTTTAAATGTACCATACTTTTCTTCAACTGTCATATTGTCAAACGACTCTTGGTAATCAATTATTGTCTTAAAACATTTCCTAAACTCGTGAAATAAGGAAGAAGGCTCTTTCATTGTGTGAACATACACAAAGAGTTCGTCCATAAGATCTTGTATGGAACGTATCTTAGATTCAGACCAGATAGATGGTATGTTAATTTCACCCCCTGTACTGTCCCTTGTTCGTTGAGCACTTTGGAAGACTGCTGTGTTCTTTATTATGTTGCCAGGTTGGTTGTAACCTTCTATGAGTGAATTGACCTTTTTACACATTGTTACTACAACCCAAAAGACAAAACAGTTAGGATATCTAGGTGAGAATTTCTCCTGTATTAGTCCGCAGATATCACTATAATCACTGATGAATGACATGCAAAGATATCTAACATCCATCAAAATCTCTGCTAAGCGTTGGGTTGTGCACAGTGAAACAAGTGTTCTAAAGCCGTACACCCTCTTTAACTCCTCCTTGCCCAGTACAGTGTTCTTTGCCCTAAGATAACTATCAAAACCAGTTGAAATGCACGAAAGATAAGAATCTGATATGAAGCTTAATCGATTACTTGAGAGCCTCCTCCAGTGATACACCACATAATATAGGCCATCCTTCATATAGACAGTATGATTGCCATAAACACCAGTAACCCAGTGGACATCAGATGTAATAACTAGTGTAAAAAAAGGGTTACCAACATCATTCCCTCTGTTCTTCTTACCCCCTTGCATTATGTGGCAAACATTTCTCAAGCCAGAGTTTATAAATGTAAAATCAGTCTCTTTTGTATTGAGGCTGTTAAAGTGTATTAACGCCTTGGCTACAATCTGACTGTGGAATGACATTCGGTATACATGTGTCTTTGTAATGCACTTCATGAATCTTGAAAAATCTTTTAAAGCTTCTTCTTTTATTGATATAGCAGCTGGCGAGTCTTTACCTATAGGTAGCTCCATCATTTTATCCAGCTTGCAAGGCTGTCCATTAGGTTTGCAAACAAAATTGTAAAAGTTGTCAAAGACCGTGTAAGAATCTGAAGGGCAATCCCTTGGTTCTTTGTGGACCCTATGCGTGTGATGCTTCTTGTAGTTAACACCGCTGTGGTATAAGAAATCCCTATCCGATGGAGGTACCAAGCTGACAATACGGCCTTTGAGTACTCTGGGTTTGCAAGGTGAGAGCTTTATGCCATTTGCAGCTACATGAGATCTCATGGGTGTGTTTGGTGGTTTTGTTTTTTTTAACTCATACTCCTTGTCATAATCACCTGAATAGCAATCTGTGTTGAACATATTGCAATCACCTTCATAGTTCAATGCTGTAATTGCACCTTCATATATTGTTCTTATCAACAAGATCATTGGGTCATCAGGTAACTCACAAAACAGTTTAAGTATGTTGAGTGAGTTCTTTTGGTTGTCTCTAAGATCTATGTTTAGATTTGATGAGGGTATTTTCATGTCAGCAGCATAAGGTATATGGAATGAAGGCTTATATTTACCTTCTGAATGTGAAGCTTTTGATATTGCTATGCTAAATTCCCTCTCATAATCACCTTTATTAATAAATTTATCATCTAATAAATCAAATAATTCTGGGTCATTAACCAACTCCTCAAACATGTCTGAGAATTGGTCAAATGTTACCTTACTATCGTGAAGGTGTCTACCTGCCTCAGTAGCATCTAATGCAGTCTGCAGATCCTTCTTGTTAAGGTGTGGAGTATAATAAAAGTCTTTGGTTAATTCTGGGACATCAAACTTATTTGGGCATAATGGCTTAACCTGCTCAATAGCATAACAAACTTGGTCGTAGACATCCTGGAATTCACTAAGTAGATCAGGGCAAGGGGGCCAGGGTATGGGGTCTGGTATGATACTATCCATATCACACAAGTTTGGATGGACACATATGGGTAGGAGTACATGTTTTATGTTGAGCTCATTAAGCCTACTGGTGAACTCTGCATATTTAAGCATTTTCTGTGCACTATATCCTATAGGGTCTGTTGAAATTCCAGGGTCGATAAAATATAAGACACCAGACTTCTCAAATGTGATGTCTGGTGTGAACCGAAGTGATTGCTCCTTAGGCAAATTTAATTGGACCCAAAGTGGTTCTCCAACACCAAGGACAGCTCGCATGGATAATTGTTCACATATTAAACACTGCAGGACATCATGCCGGATATGCAATAGATCTTTAAGGACAACCCATGCATCACCCTCATTAAAAATACTACTTAGTTCAAGGCTTTTGAGGCCTGTTAGTATCTTCCTGATATTCTCTTTATTTAAAATAAAAACC